GCCACCGGACATGATGTACTTGTGCACCTTGCGCGACTTGATCTTGCGCTGGCGCACCTCGACGCTGCCGATGGCGGCCAGGGTATTTTCCAGCTCTGGGTCTTCCTCGAAGTCCTTGGCGCGGTAGCGTTCCTCAGTGCCGTCGATGGCACGGAACACACGAATGGTCTCGGTGACGTCCTCGACCTTATAGTACTCAGCGATGTAGACCACATCGGGCGTGGCCCAGTCGAATTCGTACTGGTGGATGATCTTCGGCCAGTCGGTCGGGTCGTCGTTCCACTCTTCCTTGTAGCTCTCGCGGGTCATCGAATAGATGACGTAGCAGAAACGGGCGTCGGCCTTGTCCTGGCGCTTGGCGTTCAGGTCAAAGAACACGGAACTGTCAGCGTCAAAGATCGGCTCGATCTGGATGCGCTGGCGCTCGTTTTCCTCGTCCTCGTCGTCCTCATAGACCGTGCGCAGACGCCAGGCACCAAAGCCACCGCCGACCGCTTCCTCGAAGGCGTTGTCGTAGGCCTCGTCGGCCACGCTGTCGTGCTCGTCGGCACGGTACAAGCCGTCACAGGTCTCGGCCAGCTTGTCGTCCTTTGCGCCGTCCTTGGACACGTAGTCCACGGTGATGCGGTTGTTGCGGTATTCCGAGATGATGCGCATGACCGACAGCGCGATCTTGTTCACCTCGAACTTTGGCTTGTTCTCGTAGATGTCCCAAAGTGGGCCTTCCCATTGAGCGCCGGAGATCGAATAGAAGCGCCGGTCTTGCAGGCACTGCAGGCGCTCGTCTCTCAGCGCCGTTTGTACGTCATCGAATTGCGCGAGCGCTTCTGAGTGAAGGTTCGCCAATCGCTGCTCTTTGGAAATGCGTGCCATATTTTTGCCCTCGTTTCAAGTATTTTCTCACCATTTGTTCTTGACTGGCAATGGCACGAAGCTGGCTGCCTTGGTGGCCGGTAGCTTCTGCACCAGGTTGATCGCGTCGAACATAGGATCGAGCTGGTCGTCGTGAGCGCCAGCAGGGAAGGCCGCAACCTCGGCCAGGAAGTCTGAAAGCCAGGGCGCGTCCTGCGGCAGCACCACGTTGCCGGACTCGATGAAAGGGGCCGCATCGTGTGCCCGGCTGATCTTGTCCTTGTTGCGTTGCACTGGCACAACGGGGATGCCTTCGCGCCGCAGCGTCTGGATCAGGCCAGTGCCGGACACCTTGTCCTCGACATACATGCCTCGCAGGGTCGCCGCCTGGTACGGTGGCCGCATGTCGTTCAGGTGCTTGAGCCAGAAGGCACGGGCGTGCACCAGCAGCTCTGGAGCCTCCCACTTGCCGCGAATCTGGTCGATCTTGACCGCCTTGCCAACGGTTGAGCGTGCCCAGCACTGCAGCACAGACCAGTCGTTCTGGGTGGCTGTTTTCTGGGCCGTGTCCACGGTGATGAAGCGGAAGTCCATCGCCGGGATGGATGCCCAGTAGCCAAACCACTCGGTGCTGATGATGCCGCCGCCTCTTGGCGCTGGGCGCTGCTGGAGCTGGCCAGCCGTGCCGTAGGTACCCAGGGTCTTTTCAAGCTCGGACACCTGCGCCTCACCAAAACGCTCAGGGAACATCAGCTCGCCTTCCTGGGTGCGCGGGTCAGTCCAGCCGATGCTGGTGGTGCATCGGAACTCAGGCTCAAAGCGCATCGGGATGCACAGGTGCACGTAGGGCAGGCCCATCTCCAGAATCACGCCGCTGATGTCCTTCTCGTTCAGGCGCTGCATGATGACCACGATGGCCGACTTGTCGGAGTTGACGCGGGTCGGCAGGGTCTCGGTGAAGGCAATCCTGGCAGCTTCCAGCTTGGCCGCGCTGTTGGCATTGTCGGCGCTGATCGGGTCGTCCAGGATAACCCGGTCGCCACGCACGCCGGTCATGCTGGTAAAGGCACGGGCCTGGCGCACGCCTTTGCGGGTATTCCCGAACTCCCTCTTTCCGTCCAGGTCGGCCAGCAGATCAAGCGGCCAGAGCTTCTGGAACCACTCGGACTTGATCAGGTCGCGGCAGCGTCTGCTGTCTCGGATGGCCAACTGCTCCTCGTGGGCCGTACCAACAAAGCGCATTTCAGGCATGCCACGCGGCCCCCACTCCCAGGCTGGCCAGATCACGCCGGTCAGCAGGGACTTCATGGAGCCTGGCGGCACGTTCATCAGCAGGCGGTTGATTTCGCCCTTTGTCACGGCTTCCAGATGCAGGCAGATGGCGTCCAGCGCCCAGCCCCACTTCAGTTCGGCAGCCGGTTCGAGCACCTTCCAGGCACGCTTGGCAAACTCGGCCAGGCTGCGCCTGCACAGCTCACGCTCGACGGCCAACAGGTCAGCTTGCGTCAGATGCATCTTTTGCGGCCATGATCTGCGCCAGCACCTCGGTGCCAAGTTGGGAAACGTCCAGGGTGGCAATGGCAATCGGTGCGCCGTCCTTGCCAGTCACCTCGTGGTGGTGCGTCTCGCGCCAGCCGAGCTGGGTTGCACCCCAGTAGCGCATCATCCCAGGGTCGCCGGACAAAACCTTCTGGTAGATGGCCTTGGCCGCGCCAGCGTTTGCCTTTGCCCGGCCCAATGCGATCTCTTTCTCGAAATGGCCTGTCAGGGTCTGCACGTGGATGCCGTCTCGAATCAGGGCTGCGATCTGCGCCATGGGCAATCCATAGCCAGAAAGCGCCTCAACCTGCTTGCGCTCGGTTTCTGTCGGCTCAAAGGGTTTCCGGCCAGCGCCTTCTCGAGCGCCGCCGTTCTTTCCACTATTCGTGGGGATTTGTGGTTTTTCAGTTTTTGGCTTCTTCGTTGCCATTTGTAACCTCCGCGAAAGGTTCGCCAGTTTCTGCGTGAGTTGCTATTTTGCCAGTGAAGTCCTGCCAGCGTCTCACAATCACATCACAATACTTCGGATCGAGCTCCATGATGCGTGCGACGCGGCCATTCTTCTCGGCTGCGATCAGGGTGGTTCCAGAGCCGCCGAAGCTGTCCAGGACTTGGTCTCCACCCTTCGTGTTGTTCAGGAGTTGGTACTCGAAAAGCGCCACCGGCTTCATGGTCGGGTGCTCACCGTTGCGGGATGGCTTCTCAAACTCCAGGATGGTGGTCTGCTTGCGGTCGGCTGCCCACAGGTGGCTGGCTCCTTCCTTCCAGCCGTACAAGCATGGCTCGTGCTTCCAGTGGTAGTCCTGGCGGCCCATGACCATCGAGGACTTCTTCCAGATCAGGCACTGGCGGACTTTCCAGCCTGCGTCCTGGGCTGCGCCTCGGAAGTTGTAGCCCTCGGAATCTGCGTGCCAGATGTAAAACACAGCGCCTGGTTTCATCACCATGTCGGCTGCGGTGTAAGCATCGCGCAAGAATTGACGGAATTGGTCGTCGCCCATCTCGTCGTTCTTGATCTTGAGCGCGTCCTTGGTCTTGCCCTCATAGGCCACGTTGTAAGGCGGGTCGGTCAGCCACATGTCGACCAGCTGGCCTTCGGTGAGTTTTTCCAGGTCGCTGACGCTGGTGCTGTCGCCACACAGGAGGCGGTGCTTTCCCATCACCCAAATGTCACCTGGCCGGGTGCGCGGGTTTTCGGGCAACGGTGGGGCGTCGTCCGGGTCGGTCAGGCCTTCCGTTCCGACTGGTGCCAGCAGTTCATTGATCTCGTCCAGGTCGAAGCCGGTCAGCTCAAGGTCGAAGCCAAGCTCCTGCAGGTCGGCAAACTCAACCTTCAGCATTTCCATGTCCCAGCCGGAGTTCAGCGCCAGCCGGTTGTCGGCAATCACATAAGCGCGTTTTTGCGCGTCGGTCAGGTGCTCCAGTCGGATGCACGGCACCTCGCTCATGCCCAACTTGCGTGCAGCGAGCACGCGGCCATGTCCGGCAATGATGCCCCCCCCCGCGTCAATCAGCACCGGATTGGTGAATCCGAATTCCTTGATGGATGCCGCGATCTGGGCCACCTGCGCGTCGCTGTGCGTTCGGCTGTTGCGTGCGTAGGGTATGAGCGCATCGATCTGGATGGTCTCAAGCGTGTCTGGAAGTTTCATTCTGCGGGCCTTTCGATGTGAACTTCAACGAATCCACCAACGGACTCGCCTTTCTTGATTGTGAGCGTCCAGTGCTTATCGTCCACCTTGAGCACGTCGGCCAAGCCATCGAGGCCAGCTTTGATGCGTGCCAGGGCGTTGTCCAGATCGTAGGCGCGACGGGTCGGTGGGTAGAACGTGAGCGTCAGGTGCAGGCTGGCCGCCTGGATGGGGCGTGCGCCTTGCTCCATTGCCTGCCAGAAACAGGCCTCGCGGTACTGCTTTTTTAGCTTGGCGGTCTTAGCCCAGTGGTTTCGGCTGTTCGGACTGAGGCCGGTTGGTGGCCATGGCAACTTGATGATCATGCGTCGTCCTGCTTGGCCTCTTCCAGGCGCTCGGCAACCAGAGTGGCATACCCTGCAATGTCCACCCAGTTGTCGATGTACGTCGGGTCGCCGTTCAAAACACGTGCGATCTTGTGAGCGATCATTTCCAGCGCTTCACGCCCAGTTGCACCGAGATTGTTCCACCCGTCGGTCTTTTTCATCACACGCTTGATCTCTTGAGAGATGCGTGCATGGTCTTTGAATTGGCCATACCGTGCTCCGCGCTCGGACAGGGTTGCTTTGACATCGGTCATTTCAGTCTCTCCAGTGTTTCGGCCAGCAGATCGGCCTCGGTGAATCCGTAGTGCTTGGCAAAGCCCTTGGTGCCAAGGCCGTGCAAGCCAGTGTTGCCACGGTGGTGCTCTGGGCACAGTGGGATGACGTCCATGTGCTTGGCACGCTGGCCCATTCCTGTGCCGTGGCGCGGATGGTGCAGCTCGGCAGGCGTTGCGCCGTAGCCAAGGCGGTGACAGACGGCACAGCCAAGTTCTGCAACCCGGCTCATGTGCTTGCGCTCTGAGATTGTGGTCATTTTGTCATCACCTGGTAGTCGTGGAAAACATAGCCTTTGCTTGCGTCACCAACCTTGTGAGCCTTCACCCAGACATTCTTGCCGCTTTTCAGCCTGCGAATGTGGCCGCGACGGTCGTGCAGCCTCGGTGAGGCGTGAGTGCCACCTTGGCTTTCAGACCGCGGCTTTGCAGGCTGGATGATGACCGTGTGCCAGTCGTAGGTCGGGAGCTTGCCTTCAGCGATCTTGCGCCGGTTGGTGAATGTCTGCTTAACCTTTGGCCGATAGCTCTCGCAGCCGGTGTCCATGCTTTCCAGCCACTTGGACATGGTGGCCAGCATGATTTCAGCCACGTCTCTCGGCAGGTCGTCGCCTTCATCCACCGGGCCGTACTTGATCTGTCCGTCCTCGATCAGGTAGACCATCGGCGGGAAGGTGGTGTATTTTCCAGGCTGCCCCTTGCTCAGATCGAGCACGATGCCTTCTTCTGGGTCGCCACCAGACGCCATCATCATCATTTCGTAGCGTTCGTGGTTTCCAGACTTGCCAGACCAAAGCACCAGGTTTTTCTCGAACGGTGGACGGTGCGTGGCCAGGTTGTCGATCTTGATGCCTGTGGACAAGTCCGCGCTGGAAATGTCAAACCACTGCATTTCGGTCGGGTCGAAGCCTGCCGAGATGACCGACT